AAAAAATTTCGGCCCAATGCCTTATACATTGAACTCGGAGGGCAGGCTGGGTATGAACCCTGCCGCCTTCTTCGATCACTGGGTCAGTGCCCTTACTCGCGATGGCGCGGGAAAGGTAAGTCTCCGCCTGTGTGAGACCGACGAACTGTGCCACTTATGGCGCCTTCTGTCGGAATATCACATGGATGACGGAGGCCCGTACACTGGGAGATGGTGGGAATCAATCACTCCTGATGGCAGCACCCGGATGTGGGAGCTGTGTCTCGGAGATGAATCTCACACGGAGTGGCTTGTTCATGGATTGTACTGGTGCAGGGCGCTACTCGAGTGCCTCTGCGATGCCGATCCAATCTTTTCCACAACGTGTCCCACCAACTTTCTGGGCTTCTTGCGAGAACTCCGGGGGAAGAGCGGCCTCGAGGCCGTCAAGATCATAAAATACTGGAGCTGTTGGCCAATGGCCAAGTGGCTCCGTCAAGATCTCCCCCCGAAGCCCTCCAACCTGGCGATTTCGGGCATGCCCATTTCTGGGCGTGCTCGGGCGCACTTTCGGAATCTCCTCGCGGCACGCACGACCTCGATCCGCTCTGGACGAGTCATGACTGGTATTCTGAATGGGGCTAAGCGTGGCTGCGCTCCAGTGGGAAAGAATTTCATCATCTCTACGATGATCACCCACAAGGAGTCTTTATCAGCCTGGCGCCAGCCCCTGACGGTCGGTCAGTCGAATGTGCTGCGAGAGAAATTCAGTGAGGTCTGGGGTAGGAAACTGCCACCTCACGCTTGTACCCGCACGTGGAGGCCGCTAGATTCGGAAGACCATTTTGGTTCCGATCTAGACGCGCCCCCGCGGGCATGGCGACGGTGTGCAGTACAGAACATATTGCCCTGGGAGCGTCGACGTGGCAACCCCGGTGGGGGCGCCTGTGCTGAAATGCCAAGATCGTGTGGCGGCCGAGCATCTTTGCTCCATATGGTCGCCGCACTTGACTTGGATTTCAGCCTCCAGTGTGACAGTGCCGGAAGGCACTATTACAACCACATCGACTGGTCTCGCCGTCCCGGGATAGGCGAGTACCAACTCCTTTCCATGTATGAAGATGGACCTGGTGAGGTTCGCTCCATATATGGTCAGACGGTCTTGACGCAGAAGGAGATCCTTAAACACGCTAAGGACTTTCTCTTGGCCTCGACCCAGAACGAGAGGATCTCTCTCGGCTGGAAGTCGGCCCCTATAGCGGGGATATGTGAAGCCAAGGTCTGTCCGGTGCTCGAGCCTTTGAAATGTCGTTTAATTACGAAGGGCTCTGGTCTTCCTTATGCAGCTGCCGCTCCTGCTCAGAAACAGATGTGGCATCAGATCGTCTCCATTCCAGCCTGTGCTCTCGTAGGGGAAACCTTGAATGCATCTCATCTCGCCCGCGTCGCGGAGCAGGGTGATGCACTCGGAGCCGGTCTGGATTGGTGGGCAAGTGGGGACTATTCGGCTGCTACGGATGGACTTTCCGCCGAGATCAGCCGCCTTTGTTTTGATCAGTGGCTGGCAAGGGCCGGAGCTACTCCCGATGAGGAACGAGTATGGCGCGCGGTAATTGGAAATCATCATATTTCCTATCCCGCTGAGTTCGCCTCCGTTACCCCGGAGTTATCTCCCTTCCTCCAGTCCAATGGTCAGCTCATGGGCAGTCCCTTGTCCTTTCCTATCCTCTGTGCTATTAACCTTGTTTCCTATTGGCACTCTTTGGAGTGCTACCTTGGACGCAAGGTCGACCTCACAGAGTTGCCCGTCCTTATCAACGGTGATGACATTGTGTTCCGGACAAATCCGAGACACTACGAAGAGTGGCAGAGGTGGATTCACATCTGCGGCTTCACTCTCAGTCCTGGCAAGAATTATCTTAGCAAGGACTTCGTCACCTTGAACTCGGAGTTCTTTCTGTGGAAGAAGCAGGTCCGTGGGAATGGATTTAAGCTCATACAAATTCCATCCCTTAATACGGGTCTCCTGTTAGAGCACGCACAAGGACCTCTCAAGGTCCCTCAGCGTCCCTGTAATCAGGAGCAACCTATCCACCACAAGATCAACCGAGCCATTGAGGAGTCTTGTTCTCCCGGACGGACACAACGCCGTGTGCGCCATTACTTTAGGAGACAGATCAGTCGATTAACCGGTAACGGTGAGTTCTCCCTAACTGCCGCCCTGGAACTGGGCGGTGTGGGACTAAGTTCGACTGGTCTCGCGAGTGGAGATGCCTACTACACAAGCTTTCAGCGGAAGCTAGCATCTCATCTCCTAAAGGGGATCCGTGATCTGGAGGGGACAGAGTGTCGGTCGACAGAGCCGCCCACATTGTCGGGTTCTACCCGTTTTGTGGACGAGAGCTCCGATGCCGCCACCATCCCCCGTCATCGTGGTCCCATTCGCCAGGTGCGGATCTCGCCCGCTTTACAGCCCTGCAGAGAATTCGAGGAACGTTTCGAGGAAGGTCGCCCAGTCATCCCGATATGGTCCGATCGCTACCTGTCCAGTGGACAGAAGCCGGACTGGCGGATGCGTGGCGTCACGACTAAGGATCTCCGCGCTTTCAGGAAGGCACTGCCCAATATTCCTGTTGGTCTTTCAGATCCTGGTCGATTTGACCTTGAAGTGCGTCATATGCCACTGGTCGGTAGACCACCAGGCCTCTAGCCTGGGGAGGAGCCAACTGATGAGGCCCGCCTCCGTAAACATAGGGGCCGAAATCCTACGGACCCCAGTATCCCCTGGGTTATCAACGGGATTGTGGCTT